AAGAGTTACATTAGCACCTGATAAATTAGAACCTACTTCTGAAAAAGTTACTGCACTATCTGATGAACCTGCGATTGTTGCTACTGTTCCTGAGAAGTTACCTGCAATAGAGCCAAGTGACCCTGCATTTGTTGAAAATGTAGGTGCAGTAGATGCTGTTAAAATATTGTTTGTACTTCTACCTGCGTTACCATCTGGATTTTCTATTCTTACATAGTAGTTACCTGTAGCTAAAGTAACATTAACTGAAAGCGTAGTTGCGTTAGTTAAGCTAACTGTATTTGCTACTGTATGTACCCCAGTTGTAGGATTAATAAATTCAACAATAGGTATTGCAACAAAGTTTGTTCCTGTAATATTTATAGTTGTAGCTGTGGCAGGTGCAATCGTTTGAGATACATCTGCTACTGTAGGCTTAGTTTCTGTTGCATCTACCCAAGATAATTGATTTGTTGAATTACCATTGGTAGCTAATACCTGTCCATTAGTTCCTACGTTTGTAGGTAATATTAAATCATAACTTTGACCTGCTGAATGTGCAGGAGAAGCGATTGAAACCCCATGACTATTTTGTGAACAGTTAAGTGTAATCTTACCATCTGCTGAAGAACCATCTCCTCTAGCAACTAAAGTATTTGCATTAACAATAGCTGTATTAAGTGTTTTACCTGCCATTGTTGTAGGTAATCTTGCATCATTAATCGTTCCTGAATTAATTGCTGAACCTGCAACTGACGCTACATTAAATGTTCCGTAAGCAACAATATCAACAACATCTCCATTTGCTAAATTACCACCTGTAAAAACTACAGAAGTACCAGAAGTAATTGTAATATCTGATGAAGATAATCTAACTCCATTAACATAAACGTCAGCGTATCCTGCGTCATAAGCTAAAGTATTTCCGTTTGCATCACTTCCTGTTACAGAAGAAACTGCACTTGTAATATTGTATGTGTATCTTTGGCTTGTTCCGTTTACTGTAGAACCTGCTGAAGCCCAACCTGATGATTTGTAAACTTTTAATTCGTTAGCTGTAGTATCAAAATATAAATCTCCAACATCTAAAGAATTTGTTGGTGCTGAACTTGCAATTCTGTATTTTTCAGCAAAGTTATTTACTGAAGCTAAATTAGTTGCAACAGTATTAATATTAGTTAATCCACCTGCAACATTTGTAATATTAGTGTTAGCTCCTGCTACAGTATTAATGTTAGTAGAGTTTGAGTTTACAGTAGATATTGCTGAAGATAATCCTGCAACAGTATTAATATTTGAACTGTTAGAATTTACAGCATTAATATTTGTTGCGTTAGAATTAACTGCTGATACTGCTGAACTTATTCCTGCTACTGAAGTAACATCTGAAGAAATATTTGCTACAGAAGTTATATTAGAGCTTATACCTGCAAGTGTAGATATATTAGAGTTTGCACCTGCTACAGTATTTATATTAGTATTATTTCCTGCAACTGTATTGATATTAGCAGAATTAGAATTTACTGCATTAATATTTGATGAGTTATTATTTACTGCTGTAATCGCAGAAGATAGACCTGCTACTGTATTTACATTAGCTATAGCACCACCAACTGTATTTACATTAGTTATTGAACCTGCAACAACATCTATTTCTGAACTTGTTTCGTTTAAATCATCTGCAACTGTTTCAATTTCTGAAACTGCTTCTGCTAAATCATTAGCTACTGCAATTACTTTTGTAATATCTGTTGCTACAGTATTTACTGAACCAATGTTGGTAGCTACAGTATTAATATTTGTAGCGTTTGTATTCGCTGTACCGATAGCTGTGATGTTACTATTAACAGTATTAATTGCCGATAGGTTACTATTAACATTATTAAGAGTAGCTTTGTCTGTTGTTGATAACCAAGTGTTTTCTAAATAATTTTTTGTTGCAACATCTTGAGCTGACGTTGGGTCAGCAACATTTGATATTTTTAAATTTGAGCCAGTAGCACTGGCATCATAAACATTAGAAGTATTAACACCTAATTTAGATTGTACTTCATCACTTGTTTCTTGAGCTATATAAAAGTTTTGATTAGCTGAAGTATCTAAGTCTGAAGAACTTAAAACTGAGCCATCTTGAAAATCTACTAATCTTGCTTGAGGATTACTTATTCTTTTAATTAAAACCGTAGCACCATTAGTAGGCGTGCTAGATAGTGTAACTGTCGAAGATGTTGGAAATGTAATACTATTGTCTTCTACTCCATTTACATAAGCTTTTACGTAGCTAGTTGAAATGTAAGGAAATGAAAAACTAAAGGTACTCGTACTACCATTAGCTGTATAAGTTGCTCTTGCATAAAATGACATATATCTAAAGTGGGTGTTTTTCCTTGTTAATTATCTAAAGTGTCTTGTTTTTGGTTATCTTTTCTCTTCTATGAAGTCGTAGATACCTTTTTTAAGACCTTTAGGGTATTTGTTAGTTGAAGTACCAATCTTTTTAATTAGAGATTGATTAATAAATGCTGAAGCTAAGTTAATTTCAGGGTTTTCTATAGACTTAAACTTAGAATTAAATTGTACTTTATTAAATTGTAACTTTCTGTGAAAAGCTACTTTCTCTATAACCATAGCTTTCTTACCACCATATTGATTATTAGGGTCAATTTTAATTTGGTCTGGTGCATTTTTGTAAGCATCAGATTTCATTAAAGTAGTAATATCTTTTCTTAAATTTGAATTAGCTATTTCTTCATTCCAATATTCATAAGCTGTTTTACCATCTTTATCTTTAAATTTAGTTAAGTCTACTCCTTGTTTAACTTTAGGTAATACAGGAATATTAATTTCATGTTCAATAGTATTCATTAAAACTAAATCATCTGTATTTCTTTTAGTAACTGTTACAGGATTAATCATAGCATTAAACATTCTTAGTATTCCGTTACCTTGATATTTAACTGGCTCTCCAAGATAGTTATAAGTTTTCATAACATCTTTTTGTAAACCAAAACCTATTCTCACTTTTGCTCTTTCTAATAAAGTTTGAGCATCTCTTAGATAAGGGTCATTAGTTACTTTACTTGCTATGTTAGGCCAAAAAGAAGTTGCTTTGTTTTGTAACCACCAAGCTCCTCTTTTATCAACATCATCTCCATTAATAGCAGTAGTGAAATCAATAAGACTTCTAAGATAAGTTTTAGAACCAATATTCTTAAACATACTTTTGTAACCTGCTAAAGCCATGTTAGAAATCTTTTCGTCATATCCTATGTTATCTTGGCCTTCGCCTTCCATTACTCCGAGTAAATGGTTCATTAAATTATTTTCAATAGCTAATCTGTCTTTTTCATTTAAGTCATGATAAATTTCATTAAAGTCAGCTACAGTACCTATTAACATTCCTATAGGGTCTAGTCTTCCATACTCATACCAAGTCTCTCCAATTTTAACAGAGTAAGGTTGTATGTTAGCGTTCTTCTGTGCGTTCTTAATTGCTTTATCAGGATGGCCACCTCCAGTAATTCTACCGTTCATAGATAATATAGAAGCACTTAATAAAATTGTTGAACCTATTGCAAATCTACCTCTAGTCTCTGCTATTCTAACTGCATCAGCACTTTTACCTGTGAAGTGTTTCCAGTTCTTACCCATAACTCCAAACGGTGTTCTTTCAATAGCTTGAATTGCTAAGTTAGCTGGTGTTTTAATAAAAGGTAATATTTGTTTTAATATAGGAGCTTCATTAACTGCTTCTTGTATTTTACCTAAGAAACCACTTAAATCTTTTGTAAATGTAACTTCTTGTGCATATCTCTTAGCTTCTTTATCTACACCTATAAGACCAGTTTCATCAAAACCTGCTTTAAATCTTTGAGCTATAAAAGCGTCATATTCACTTACTTTTGTACCATTTTTTAATGTAACAACAATTTTAGTTTTACTTAATTTTTTACCAGCTTGGTCTGCTTCTCTCGTAGCAATAGCCATTAGTTTAGATTTATAATTAACTTGCTTGAATAATTCATCCATAGCAGTAAGACCTCTTAGTGGTATTCTAACTGCTCTAGCTATTCTACCATTACCTAAAGCTTTTGTTGTTCGGTCAAATTTTGTACTACCAGCAAATAAGATACTGTCTTCATCATTAAAAGCTTTCTTAGCAAATAAAAGTCCTTCATCTAAATATGTTTTTAAACCTGCTAAAGTTTGTCTAGCAACTTTACCTTCAGCTTCAATTAATTTAGCTGTTTGTGGGTCAACACCCCAAGTCATTTTAGAGCCTACAAAACTATCTAAAGGTTTTAATATAGAGTTTACTCCAGTAGATATTACGTTGACAGCTTGAGTTTTAATATTGGATAGAGCTGAAGACATCCATACTTCATTAACTTTATTCCAAAAATTATTGAAGAATAAATAATCCATAATTTTCATTAAGGCATTTTTATCTTTTACTAAGGCTACGCCTTCTATAAACTCTTTAAAGTTACCATCAAATTTATCTAAGTTTTTAACCATTTTAAGAATACTGTCGTTACTTAAATCAGTATTCATATCTTTCATAATACTTCTTAATCTTAAACCTCTACCTAAATTAGAAGTAACCTTTTCATCAAATCTTAATAGTTTCATAGTTAAAGCTGTAACCATTTTCATTTGATTTTCAGTATAAGTCTTTTCTCCTTTACGTAAGGAGTTAGCCATCTTGTATAAATTTTCTGCTAAATTCATTTGTAATGATTGTGAAGCCCACATATATTTAAGGCCACCTTCTAGTTTGTCTCCTAGTTCTCCAATCATTTTAGTAGTTTGAATAATATCTCCACCTGACCTTAGAGCTTGTTGTTCAATTAATCCGTCACTAATTTTTTCAAATTTCTTTTCAACTCTAGCTATTTTCATCATAGCTTCTAAAGCTACAATACCAAAGTTACCATCAGCATAAGCTCTAGGAGATAAATCAAAACCCATTTCATCATTAATGTTTCTTAGGTTTATTCCTTTTTCTCCTTTTTTAATTCTTGAAATTAATCTGTCGAAGTTTTCTACTAACTTTGTATTTAATTCTTCAGCAGAAGTTATATCTTTTAATTTCGTAACTATTTGTGCAGTCTTCTCATCTCCTGCTTCTTTAACAATTTGTTTCTTTAATTTTTTTGTACTTGCATGATAATTACCTTTACCTACAACTTCTTCCTGTACGTTACGTAATAAACCTTCTTCAATTTCTTTCATTCTATTGGCATCAACTTTTTCTCCACCAATCATTTTCTTTTTAGTTTTTAACCACTTAACTGTGTTTAAAACTGTATCTGAATTTAAACCTTTAAATACACCTTCCATAACACCACCAAGAAATACACCCTCGATAGCATTTTTTAATCTAGCTTCGTAAAAACCTTCGTCTTTACCTTCTGAACCTAAGTAATCAAAAATAGGATTTTGTAATACAGGAGCATGAGTATTTATAATATCTGCAAATCTACCTGTCTCTTGACCAAATGCTTGAAAATCTGCAACTGCACCTCTAGCTAACGATTTAGTTACCTTACCAGTTTTAGTTACTGCTTTTACAGGTTTTAAAAGTCTACCACCAGTGTACCAACCAGTTACAAACTGAGAGATACTTTTAGCAAATTCTCCTACAGTAGTATCAGGCGTGTCCATCTCAGGAATAAACTCAGCCATTTTACTGTCGCCTACTGTTTTTTGGTTTCCTAGAAATCTTTCACTATCTGGTACATTTTTAGCATCTTCATAAGATACATATTTAGGCATACCATCTTTAAATGTAAAACCACCTATCTTAAATTTTTCTTTAGTATCTTGAGCTATACCTTCAATTAAATTAGAAGTTTCTTTAATAGCATCTTTAGCACCGACAGCACTAGAGTAAACTAAATCAGATAACATACCTCTTTCTTCTTCAGGTTTCTCTTCTGTAGTAGATTGTGTTTCTGTTTTAGTATCTCTTATTTTCTTTTCTTCAAAATATTTATTAATAGTTTCTTCTGTATCATCATCTTTAAAGAAATATTCTTTACCATCTCTTACTACTATTTTAGCCATTAATTATTATCCTTTGCTGTTATAGGTATTCCGTATTTTTCAAAAGCTGTTCTAAAAGTATCCTCAGCATTTTTAACAACCATACTGTCACTAAATAATTCTCCTGCAAAAGCTTTTACTTCAGCATTAAATTGTTTTTGCATTGCAATTCCTGTATAATTATTTTTATTATCATTATACCATTGAAGCATATGCTCTTCGAAAGAACCCATCATTAAATTTAGTTCGCCTTTTAAAACACCTTCGCTTGTTAAAAGAGGGTCTTTAAACATATTACTTATGTTGTCGAAAGGTATACTGTTAGTAAAGAAAATATTGTTTTTAAGTATATTGTAAGTTCTAGGACTATTATAAAAATTCATAAAAGTAGTTCTAGTTAATTTACCATCATTAAATAATTCTAAAGCTCTAGCTTGTACTTCGTAAATGTTAGTATCTTTTAATGCTGTTAGTTCTACTACAGCTACATCATCATCTTCTGTAACTTTATTATTTTTCTCTACTGCATTATGAAATTCTAATAAATATGCTTTTTCTTCATTAGTAAATTTATCTCCAACAACTTCTGCTAAATCAGTATTATCTGAATATTCTTTTTGATTAACAAAATCAGTTATACTAAATACATCTTGGTTATTTACTGTATCCCAATAATTTTCAGTTAAACCTAAATTTCTATTTGTTGTTGTTACTTCTGCTTTTTTAGTTGCTAAGTTTAAATAGTCATATTCTTTTATAGCTATCTTAGTCATTAATTGTTGTTTAATAGCTTTACCTCTTGCAGTACCAGCCCAATAACCAGTACCTAGTTTAAATTCTTCTAAACCTATTAATAATTCTTTAGCATATTCAAAACCAGCTTCGTCATTTACAGTGTCTATATAAGCTTCAATACCTTCTACTAAATATTCATTAGTTCTTGAGTTTGATACTCCTAAACCTGTAAAACTATCTGTTTTTGTTTTTAAACTTTGTAATACATCTTCTATAGATTGGTCAGTATCTTGAGCATCTATAATAGTTCCTGTAAAATCCATTACAGCATTATCTTTTGTACGACCCTCTATTATTTGCATCCTTTTAGCAAAATGTTGTTGGTCTCTTTGATTTCTAAAATTAGAAGTTTTAGTAAAAAATGATTTTTCTAAAGCAACCTTATCAAATTTATCTAGTTGATTATCATTAAAAAATTTCTTTATAAAACCATCATAAGCTACATTAAAAGCATTAGGGTCTTCACTGTCAGCTATACTATTATTAAGATAAAATTCATCCCATTGTGCACTAAAAGCTCTAGCTTTATTACCTAGTTCTAATTCCATTAGTTTATTGTAATAATGTGGACTAGCACCTGCTGGTATTTTTCCATTTTTAACTAAGTTTTTAAACATATTTTTATTTAAGTTAAAATCTGAAACAGCTCTAGCTTCATCTGCTTTACTAGCTTTTACATCTTCTGTTACTTGATAATTAATTAATGAAGGTACTACATTACTTAAAGAAGCAACAAGAGAGTTAAGAGCTTTATTTTGAGGTTTAGCTTCAGGTCTATAAAATAAATTAAAGTCTTGAGAAACTACTTCAGGAGCTACAGCTTGTGCTCCTAATAAATACGGAGAAGGGTCGTTAGGTTTTCTAGCCATTAGTCGTCTGCTCCATCATAGTTGTAATCATAATAAGATTTTTCTTGTCCACTTGCGTTCTTTTTAGCTTTGTAATCATAATAACTACCAGCAAATGATAAAGCTGAAGCACCTGCTGTATATAGATAGTCAGGAGATTGAACGTAAGTTGCTTGTGCATCATAATTAGTTTGTAAAGCTTCTTGAGTTCTATCAAATTGAAATACGTTCTTTTCTATATTTCCCATTACAGTATTTCTATATTGTGCTTCACTGTCATAATAATTACCTAATAACATCTCGTATGTATTACCTGTGTAATTTTTATTTGTTCTAAAAGTAGCTCTATCTCTTCTACTTTTTCTTTCTGCTAATCTTAATTTTTCTAAATTTGCTTCTGTTGATTGTTTTAATTTTAAACTTTCAGCTTTACTTCTTTGTATTTGATTTGTTTTAGCTATCTCATTTTGTCTATTAGCTCTTTGTTCAGCAATTTTTTGTTGAGTAATAGATGCTTGATATTGCATACCAGCACTAAGGCCAGCTACTATTAATGTTGGGTTACACATAATTTTATATTTTTACAAATTCGTAAAATAATTTTCCTTCTATTCCATATTGATTGTGTTTATTAATAAACGTAAATCCCATCCACTTTAACCATGTAATATGTAAAGTGTTTCTAGCATCTACAAAATTGTAAAGAAGTTGGTATTTGTCTTTCATAACATCACATACGTCTTTAGAATTTCTTAAAAAACTTAAACTTATCTTTTTTAAATCGTCAGTACCTACCATCCAAATAAAACCTAAGAGGCCTTGAGGTACTACACCAAGCATAGCTACTGGTATATTTTGTTCATTACAAATAACCATAGGTACATCACTAAGATATAAACCTGCTAATAAACTTTCTAAAGCAGGATAACCTGTCATAGCTTTTATTTCTTGGTAATCATCTTCTCTCAATCTAGTAGATAAATAATGACAATCTTTTTCTGTAGCTAATCTTAGATGAGGTTTAATTCGTTCCACTTTCATAATAGCCTTCCCATTCAGCATTAACAAAATTAGAAGGTAAGTGACTGTCATTAACAAGACTAATACTTAATCCTTCGTTTCTACTCTGCACTGCAAATGTAAAAGAACCATCTTCAAGATTAACTGTACCAGCTAAACCTGTGCCAACTATCGTTCCAGTAAAAACTGTTGTAGAAGAACTTCTGGCTTGAGGTGTTACTGTTGATACAAAATATGCTGTATCATTATAACTTACTGTCCAGTTTCTTATTTGTAATCTACCTTGTCTTACTCTTGTTCTACTTCCTGAAGAGAATTGGTCTCCTAAGGCCATGTATTGTTGAGAAAATTGGTAAGTAAAAGTATATTGTTCTCCTATAAAATAATTAAAAGAAGTTATATCTCCTGCAACAACTATACTTGTTCCTGATTGAGATATTATACTAATTTCTTGGCCAGCTACATTTGAAGCTTGAGCTGAACCTACTAACTTCATAGTATTATCTATAGTATACGGTAAAGTTATAGTTGTTCTATCTGTTCCACTACTATAACTTTCGCTAACACCTGTAGTAGTGTTTGAAACTTTTCTATCTAAATGAGTTAAAAAAGTAGCACCTGCATCTATAACAGCAGGAGATACATCTACAGTTTCTATATAAACACCATCTGACCGTTCTATTAATATGTATAAAATAGAACCAATAAATTCTACATTAAGAATTGTAGTGTTTGAATTTGCACCATATTCCCATTTATGCCATGAACTTTGTAATCTTTTACCATCAGCATAAAACCATTGATAAACATATAAACAATTATTTTCTGAAGATGTTGAACTTAATGCAACTAACGTATTATCGTTATTTGCTAAAGCTATTTTAAATAAATTAGAAGGAATATACTTAGGTATATTAGCTGTTATATCTTCTCCTCTATTTGTTTCTCCATCACTTTCTACATAGTATTCTCTAAAGCCACTATAAGCACCTCTATTATAAGAAAAGAATACATTACTACCAGTACCTACTGGACTAACAATTTCTGTATTATTTTCATATTCAGTTGTTACTGAAACTGAAACATTAGAAGGTGTTAAGTTTGTAGAGCCATCTAATACAAATTGTGTTTGGTCTGAAAATAAAAGTAAACTTTCATCAAAAGGTATAGCTGAACGTAATATACTAACTTTAGTGTGACTAACATTTAAGTCTATATTATCTGTATCTAAAACATCTGTAACTGTTTCAGGAAAAAATTCGAAAAATTCACTAGACCTAGATAAGATAACATTCTCATCTGAAATCATTCCTAATCTATTATTAAAAAAGAAAATATCATTTATTTTACTGTCAACAAAACTAGGGTTTGGAGCACTGTCTAAGTCTCCTACTAATCTATCTCCCCATGCTGGTACAGTGTAATTAGTACCTGATATTGTATATTGACTACCATCTGCTTGAGATAGTCTAAAATTTCCGTCTGCTGTTCTTATCAATAATATAGGCATTAAATCATAATTAAATCTAAATGAAATATTAGGTGCTATAGTTTCTTCCCATACACCTGTAGCATCTTGCCATTTAACATAATAATTATCAAAATTATTTGTGCTATCTCCTTTAATTTCTACTACTTGACCATCAATACCTGTAGCTGGTAAATCAGAAAAGTTTTGAACACCGTCATAAGTTATTGCACTAGCTTGGTTTCCATAACCATCAGAAGCACTAACAGCAAGTGTACCAGAAGATTTAACTATTTTAAAACTACTGTCTCCAATATTTGTTAAAGTAATATTTGTTGGAGAACCTACTGCACTTTTTAATCCATCCCTAATAGTTTTAGTATTAGTTGTTGTAGAAGTGTAACTGTAAGTCGTACCATCAATAGTTATTGAATAGATGTTGCTAGTTGTTGAACTACCTACACCTGTAGTAACTTGATAAATAGCTTGTTCAATTTTACTTGGACTTACAGAATTTGACATTGCTACAGTTTTAGATTTATTAACTATAAAAGTGTAATCATTAACTGTTAGACATTTAAAATCTGTTCTTGGTGCAGAAGTTGATAAATAATTTGTAGCATTTGAATTAGCAACTACTGTTTTAGCGTTACCATCAATATCATAAACTTGTATAGCTCCATTACTAATAACAACTATGTACCTTTCATTAGCATCTCTATTTATAGTATGTATATAGGCATTAGATAAACTACTGTTTGTTATCTTTGCTACATAGTTGGATGGTGGCCTCTTTTTTAAACCTTCTACTACGTTAGAAAAACCATTAACTTGTAAAGTTGCTTGGTTATCAAGACGTAATATTTCTGGTTGTTGGCTTACACCTCCAATTAAATTTGAAATATTTCGTGATATTAAAGGCATATTTATGAGCTAAATTTAATTACATTACTTCTATTAACTATCTGTTGCTGGTCTAAACTATTAAATACGTTATGGTCAGCAGTGTCAGCTTCGGTTTGTTTAAGTAAAGCTAGTGAAGCTAATTCATCTTGTTGAGAATATTTATGAATTGCATTAGCTCCTAGAGTTCTATCGTGAAATATTCTACTAGCTCTTATAGTTATATATCTTCGAGCTTGTTCAGGAATAGTTTCAAATTCTAATAAGTATATTATCGTTGCGTAATCAAAATCTCTATCCCATATATTTGTTTCAGTAGCTAAGTTAAATAAATAACTACCTCTCATTACTGGGTCATAAGAAATTTTTGAATATCTTAAATGGTCTAATTCTATATGAAGTACATCATTAGCTATAATAATTCTGTTGTTAGTATCTCTAACTAACTTTGCTTTCCAAGATGTATTAAATTTCCATCCTGCACTTTGTATTTCTCTATTTACTTCGTTAAGTATATTTACAGCCATACTAGCATCAACTGGTAAACTTCCAGTTAGTGAGTTTACTGGAGCTTCTCCTATAGTAGAAAGAATTGTATTAACTGCTTCTAATTGTGTTGTTCTAGTTGTTATTGTTGCCATAATTTTTTATATAAATTTTGTGGAGAGGCGAAACTTTTGTCTCGCCTACTCCCTTACGTTTTAAGTCAATTACTGTGCTTTGATTGTACAAGCTGACTCAGGCCTTAAAATTCCGTGACCTAAGGCAAGCTTACCAACCATTAATGTACCTTGTCTTCTGATGTCATATTCTGACTCCATTCCCAAGTCCATTAACTTAACAGTACCAATCGCAGATTTATGAAATACAACAGCACCAATATGTTGAGCATCAACATTGTAAGTGTTATTTGTACCAGAAATTGAAGACGACTGGTCAGTAAAAGCTGTTACTGCTGTGTTACTTTTTACTATGTTGATACCTGCAACTTTAATTACAGTTCCATCAGAGTAAACACCATTAGTACCACCGAAGTCTCTGTTTAACAGTTTATCAGTTTGTACTAATTGGTAGTAAACATCAGGTGTAACAATCGCATATCTGTCTTCTGAAGGTACATCTTTCTCATCCATTGCCTGAGCACATTCAAAGATTGAAGTTACCATAGAAGTAGCATTAGTCTTACAATCAGCATCAGTAATTTGAGTACCACCGTTAGATAGTCCTGAAATTGTAGTTGATGCTTGAGAAGCAAGAACAGCTAATTGAAGTAAATGTTGGTCTACTTTATTAGCCAATGCTCGACCCATCTCAGAAGAATATGTACTTCTTACGTCATAATGATTTTTAGCTTCATCTATATTAGCTAAGAAAGCATTAGAAATAAGCAGGTCATCTATTGAGATAGTTTTCTCTGCGTGTTTTACTGCAGTACCAACGATTTCATTACCTACTGTATGGTATGAAGCTGAAGTAGTTCCAATTACTGGAAACTGAGCTGACTTACCATTTGCGATTGAACGCACAGTAGACATTCCTAACATCTTATTCTCTCTAGCAAAAGTAGCAAGAACCTCGCCACTAAATACTTTTAAGAAAAGAGCATTAGTATCATTAGCACCGTTTACTTGACCTAAACGTGATACAGTAGCGTTAGCCATGATTATATCCTTTACGTTTAAGTTTATTTAACACCATACATACTTTAACTGTTATCTCTTATTTATTACTCGCAAGTAACTATTAAAAGGCAATCTATCTTTGTAAGGGCACTCCTCTTTAAGAAGAGTGAGTGATTATAAATAAAATAAAATTAGTAAACCTATTATTTTAATAATGTTTTTATACCTGTTACTTCTGTGAAACCATAGTAAATCCAAAGTATCAGGAAATGTCATTTAGTATTTTTTCTTATACGTAGGTTTTTTTGGTTTAACTTTTTTAGTTTTTTTCTTTTTCATTTTTTCTTCTTTCTTTTTTTAGGTTTTGGAAAAAATAAATTATCTATCCACTGAGTATAATTATCTAACCAACCTAAAAAACTTAAAATAATTTTATCAATCATTAATCTAAACTTGAAATGCTTGTTATCTTTTTATTACCTGAGTATTCATCTGTAATTACTGTAGCATTAACTCTAGCACACTGGTATTTTGCATTACTAGACCTCTCAGCAATCCTTTTCATTTTTAAACAAGTTGCCATTTTCTGGTCTTGTATATAAAGATGTTCTTTCAAAACAGAAGGTTCGCCTAGAAATAACAGTAGACTAATGACTATTTCCATTTGCTCTAACCTTATCTTTTAATTGTTCTATATCTTCTAAAGCTTTTTCTAACTGCTTTTCAATATGCGTTAGCATAACTTGATTGTGAATATTTTTATCTAAAAGTTCTTGGTGTTTGTCTGTTTGTTTAAAAAGTTCTTCTAATAAGATGTATTGCTCTTTATCTACGGTAGTTTGTTCACTTGCTTTTAACAAGTCAGAGTTCATTAATTCTCTTGAAGTTTCTAACGAAGTTAGCCTAGCTGTCACTTCCGTATAACCAAACACACCCATTGCAACTGCAATAACAATTCCAATCATATTTTTAATTGGCATAGCTACAGATGTATTTTCAGATACTTTCATGGTATAATATTATTTCTTCTTGAGTTTATTCATTGTAGTTACACCAAATGATGCACCCACGATTGTTAAAATAATATACCAAAACATAGGGTCAGCTTTTTGTAATATTGACCAACCACGTTCCATTGTGTCTTGAGCTGGTGGCCAAAAATGGAGACCCATTAAAATTGTGAAAAAAAGACAAAGCCATTCATCTTTTAGAGAGTTATCCTGTTGTCGTACTTGTTCTAATTGTACGCCAATTTTTGCAATATCAGCTTTACTTGTAGCTTCTATTTCTTTAGCTCGAATAATTTTATCCTTCTCCATCTTATGCTGTATTCCTCCAATAATTTTTGAAGACACCATCCTTGTGAGAGGATTTTTTAAAATTGGTAATATAAAATTAAGCATTTTTTGACCTATTATAATTTTTACTTGTTGCAGATAAATTACTTGGACTGTTGTTACTTGGGTTGCCATCTTTATGATGAACGTCTTTTCCTGCGACAGCTTTCACTCCAAGTTTTTTCTTAGCAATTCTTCGAGCTAAATTTCTACTAGCTCTGTTTTTCTTTTGCTCTGGCTTGGAGTGATAATTATTGTATTCGCTTTTATAGTCTCTACCCATTAAATAACATTAGAAGCTTTTATTTTTTGAGCTACATCTTCTCTAAAAGCACTATCATCTTTGTATTTTGGATTGTTTATATCAGCTAGCATTTCTCCAATAGACCTATAAGCACCACTTGAAGCATCATTCTTTTGACCAGATAATAAATTAGGCTCATTATTAACTGAATTATATTTGGCTTGAATACCAGATATAGCTAATTGAGCTTGGTCTAATGAACCATTATCCATAGTATCATTAAAAGCTTTTACTTCATTTGGAGCTAAATTATCTGAAGCCCATTGAACAATATTGTTATAATTTTCTGCACCACCTACTACAGCATGAACACTATTAACGTGCTTATCAGCTAAAGCAGATTGACCAGCAATATAACTGTCTACTAATTGTTTATCTAATCCTAAATTTTCTAAATCTTTATATGATTTATCTGATAAAGAGCCATCTTTAGCATACTCATCATAGTAATTATCTAATTTAAAACCAGTTGCTTTTTCAGCTTCTTCTTTATTTATTTTTAGTTCGTCAGTTGTTACAGGTTTTTCTTCTGTAGACTTTGACATCTTTTGTTCTAACGCACCATAAGCTTTCGCTAATTCTTCTGCATTAGAAAATTTCTCAGGTAGCCATTCAGGTCTTTGCTCAGAAGTCTCACTCGCTTGTGGAGTTTGAGTTTCTTGATTGTCTTGAGCTTTGGCCTGTTCTTCTACTGAGGGATTTTCTTCTTCTTGATTTATTGTGATTGTATCAACCATTATTATTCCTCTGTTGGTAAGCCTTGTTGTTGAGCTAGTGCTTGTCCTATTGACTTCGGAGGTATGTTACCTGCGATTTTACCACCAGCTTGTGTTAAGGCTTGATTTTGTTGTTGCTCTTGCATTTGCTCTTGTTGTTGTTGAGCCTCAGCTTGAAGGTCTTCTTGAGATTTAATTAATCCCTTCACTTCAATCCCATCAGCAGTTGCAAGACGAGCTATAGCTTCAGAAACATCTACGTATTTAACTAATGCTTCTGCACCTAAAGTACCTGCTAATGTTTGCAAAAATTGTACTAATCTATTTCTATCGTTACCTCTACCTAGAGCTTCAAGACCAGTTACAATTTTAGGTCTTACAACATCTTTAGGAAGTTTAGGTAACTTATTACCTTTTTCTAATATAGCTATTTTTCTTCTAACAAATGGTAATTGAAATTCTTGAGATAAAATTCCATAGATACCACCTAAGCTATCTTGTAATTCTTGTGCAGTTAATTTTACTTCTTCTGCTGTAGTTCTTTCACTATCTCTAATAACAGAAGCATTTAATAAAAAGGCATAAGATAATCTTTGCTCTATCTTAGCCATAGTTTCTTGAGCTACTCTAAAGTCTGCAAATTTTTGTACTTGTAATACAGAAACATCATTTGCACTACCTTCTATAATTGCACCATTTTCTGATTGTGCTAAAGCTCTAGCTCTCGTAGTACCGTTTGGACTAACCATGAAAAGAGTTTTAGCTGAAGCAGAAGAACCTTCTACTATTGCTTTTGTTAAACCTTCTAATGATTTTAAGTCTCCTAAATACTCTTCAGCATAAGAACGACCATAATTTTCTGCGTCAACTCTTATCATTCTTAAAGGCATATAAGGAGTTTTATCTAAAGGATAACTACCTGCACTCTCAGGTATAATAATGCCTTTAACTTCTTGCATTACTTCAAATTTATTTTTAGTTCTTTTTACACAAGTATATAAGTCACAAGATTTTTCTCCTACTTGTCCTTCATCACTTGCATTATAAACAGCTTTTCTAACTTCTTCAGGAAGAATATTTATATTAACTGTTTCTTTAGTTATAATTTCTAATACGTTACCCATAGGGTCTCGTTTAACTGTGTATCTTGATAATGGAAAAACTCTTAGGCCTTCTTTTGCTACAAATAATAAAACATTACCACCAACAATAAGATGTTTAATAGCTTCAAATAAAGCAACTCTGTCTGATGAAATTTCTATAGCTTCCATGACAGCTTTCTCTACTTGTACTAAACCTGTATCTATTTCTGTTTTTAAATTTTCATCTCCTTCCATATCTTTCAATACAAAGTTATCTATTGAAAATCTAAAGAATGGAGCATTAGGGGGAAGTAAAGTAAGAAGAAGTTTTGATGCTAGATTGTTCACACCTCTAGCTCCAACTCCTTGATATGTAGTGTAATATTTAGTAGCTGAAGAATGACCTTCATCTGGTATAAGAGTAGGGATTGTATATTGAGAGCAATCTCTTCCTCTTTCGAGGAATAATTCCCTATCTCTGGCTTGGGTATTGTAACGACCTTCTATTGTGTCATTGTTATATCCAACACCATAAGTTTCACTCGCCATCTAATTAGACACCTCCGACAATAGGTATTCGTAACTTAGATGAGCCAACTCTTTTCTTATCATAAGATGATGCTTTTGCACTTGTTCCTGTGTATCCAGCAGGTTTAGCCATTGCTTGTTTGTTTTCTACAACAGCAGGAGCTTGAACTACTGGCTCAGGAGCAGGTGGTGGAGCAGGCATCTTTGGTCTAAAAATTGAACCACACATACTATTTATCCTCCAATATATTTTCTGATTGTTCTTTATGTTTATCGTGTAAAAATCTTACTACACTTCTTTGACCACTTCTGAAGCATATTTCCTTGTATTCCATATTAATATCTGGAGTTTTTTCTGGAAATAAAACATCTAAAGCATCCAATAAATCCTTAGGGATTGCTGGTATTTTAACGTCTTCTATTGTTTTTTGTTTCATATTATATCTAAAGTGTCCTTTTTATTGTTATGTTTTCTTAGTGTCTTTTAGTTTTTTAATTTCCAACTCACAGTAGTGAATAACTTTTTCTAAGTCTTGTATTGCTGTGCCTTTAAATAAATATCTACAAACATATTTAACAACACATCCTTGAAAGAAAGATAAATTATTTTTAGAGATAAACTCATAAGGTTGAATAGGAAACTCTTTATAGTGTGTTCCTCCCACTTGTTTATCTTGAGGAAAGGCTTCATCAAATATGCTTTTATCTGTCATAATTTTACTTTTAATAGGTTTAGGTTTTACTTCATTTTCATAAGTTAAATCTTCATCTTTAGGAAAATTTATTCTATGAGTGTTTAGATTTTTGGAGCTTGCCATAATATAGGTTTTTTTGTTTTTTCATTCCAATCAGTAGACCTTAATATTCTGGCCATACGTGCTTGAAGTAAAGCTTCTTTAGCTGTTTGATTATTTCTTTTATATTCATCAACAACTGCTTTCCACATCTCTGGTAAAGTCTTATTAACTTTACTTAAAACTCGTTCAGCTTTAACAGCTCCAACAGTTTTACATCCTTTAAAATTATCTGTGGCATCTCCAACTAAACTTTGAAACATAAAGTTATAATCAGCAGTAGGCTCATCTACAAGTTCAGTATGATTGTCATGTATGAAATGATGGAAACAAGGAATAGTTCTCATATCTTTATCAGCAGACAAAATAATACAATTATCTTTATACTTATCTGAAGTAGATAAAATACCTAATGTATCATCTCCTTCTAATGTAGGATATGTAACGGTCTCATAATTTTTCTGCAAAAATTCTTTTAGAGGTTTTAATATAATAGGTTTTCTTACTTTTTTTCTATTAGATTTATATTCTGGTAAAAGAGCTTTTCTAAAATTATCTTTATCATCTAAAGCAATAACTATATCTTTACAGTTTAATACTTTTAAATAATTAGCTAACCCTTGTTCTACTAATTGTTTACCTAATTTAGCGTCAGCATGGAGTGTCCACATATCGTTTTCCCATTCTGTAGCTACTTCAATAGCAGATGCAACTCTATAACAAACTATAGAACCATCTACTAATAATGTTCTTTTCTTAGCTCTAATCTTTCTAACCATAGTTACCTCAGTTCAAGTTTTATTTTTTCTATTCGGATAACATTGCTCATAGGAATAGTAGTAGTGTTTCCACCTTCCTTGTTTGAACCATCATCCTCCCAAGTGAGGTCACTCATAACTGTGACTTCAGTTGAATTTTTTGTAATTAAAAAACCTGTTGATAAACAGATACTTAATTTATTTTTCTTAGCTTTATTAATATTTTCCCAGCTAGAGTTTGAGTTTGCATCAACCCAATATACAAACACGAAGTCATCTACTTCTGGAAATGTTTCTCTACTAAAAAATGGTATTGAATACTTTTTTAATAGTTTAAGATTTTTGTATATGGTCTTCCATATTTTCATTTTTATATGCTCCGTGATTTAATAAGATTTCTTTTTTAACTATTAGGCATTTGCTTCTATAGCCATCTCCTACCATTCTGGTTTTAAACCCAGCTTTCAGTAGGTTTTTAACTATCTTTTTTAAAACTTTTACTGGAAGAATAACTAAGCTAAATAATTTACCTTCGTCTTGAAATACATGAACCCAATACTTAGCTTCAGTAACATTGATACCAGAAGGTTTTTTATTACATTCTATTTCAATAGCTATGTTACCTGTCTTAGCCCACCAATTTCTCTCTGTCTTGACTTCAAATTCTTTTCCGTCTAAACCTAAGATATTTGCAATCGTTTTCTCACTGTCCGTGCCAAACTTTAGGTCAGTAATAAAATCGTATTTGCTAAAAGGTTTGTTCATAGTTTTAGGGCGTATGGCGAAATTTGGTAGACGCAACGGACTTAAAATCCGTGCCATTTATGGAGTGCCAGTTCGAGTCTGGCTACGCCCACCACTAATGTGTCTCTGACCAATTATTCCCTATGTGATATTCGGCATCTAAAGGACACCTAAAATTAAAATGCGTACCTGCATCTTTAATTGATTGTACTGCTAAGTTTCCTATTGTGTCAGCAATACTAGGTTTAACTTCAAGTTGTAGCTCATCATGAATATGAGCAACCATAGAAACATCTTCTTGTTTGTAATCATTTTCTTTTAATTTCTCATGTAATATTATTGTTGCTTGTTTTATTATTAGAGCACCAGCAGATTGAATTAAAGTATTTAAGCTACTATGCTCACTACGAATTAGTAATTTTCTTTTATCTAAACCATATAAAAAATTATTGTTTTTAAATTTAACTAAAACATCATCTTTTAATTTTTTTAATGCTGGTAAATTTTCTAAGAGTTTTCGTCTGAGTTCTCTTCCTTCTTTGAGGCCTCCGTCAACAACTGAACCAAGCCTCGAATTTCCTGCTCCGTAAATGAAAGCATAAATAATAGTTTTAGCTTGAGCACGTGAGGTAAGTCCGAGAGCTTTTTGGTTTTGGGTATGGATATCGCCTTCAAGTAATATTTGTTTAAAACTCCCACTATCGTAATTGCTAAGAAAATGGGCAAGACAACGTAACTCGAGACCACTAGCATCACAGCCGATAAGCTTGTTGCCAATACTAGGAATAAATAAACTCCTACACTCTTTACCAAATGGTACATTATTTGAGGGAGTTTGAGCAACATTAGGGTTTTGGTGCGTACACCTGCCTGTAACTGCTCCATTCGTGATGACTTGTCCATAAATTTTGTTATCCTTTTCTAATTTTAACCAACCGTTTTTACCTTCAGCTAATTGTGCAATTCTTTTTTGTACTAAAAAATGTTCAGCTAATATTTTAGCTTCTTTAAATTCAAGACTACTTAAAACTGTTTCATCTACTTTAGGTTTACCATCTGGTGTAAACATTGTAGGTTTCCAACCTTTAGCCATTAACCTATCTGATATGTGGTCTCGACTATTAGGATTAAATGTAATCTCTTTATATTTCTTTACTGGTACACCAGCTTTATAACCTCTAGTTTTATTATCTCTTTTAGGTATTAAAACACCTACGCATTTTTCCCAATTAGGGAAGGCTGAAGTTAGAAGAGTTTCCAACTCCAACCTTCTATTTGCAAGTGAGGCATACAGCTTCTTTGCAGAAGCCACATCAAAAGAAAATCCATGTGCTTCTTGACGAATAATACATTCGGCAAATTTATGCTCTAGCTCAATCGCCTGTGGAGAATAGTTTTGGTTTTGTATTAATTTATATAATTCATACGTAACCTTAACATCCAACTCACAATAGTCTTGCATCTCTTGAGACCACTGAGAGAAATCTCCAGTTTTTATAAAGTCTCCTTTTAGTATACCTAGTCTATGACCCCATGCTTCTAACGAGTGTCTACCTGTTAATTTACTAGGTACGTTTTTAAGTTTAAAATCTTCGTCTGTTCTATTAGTCCATATCAGCCTGCTAACTAACAACGTATCATAGACTTGTCCAACGTAAGTAAACTCTGGGTATAACTTTTTAATTACTGGTAAATCATATTTAAGAATATTGTGACCAACTAGAAGAGTTGCATCACTAAGTAATTTTAAACCTTTATGTACTTCATTAAATTTAAAAGAATATAATTTATTTGTTTCTACATCTTTTAAAACTATAGAGTGGATTGTAGTTACATCTGATAAGAAACCATCTGTTTCTAAATCAAATATTAATTTCATATTTTTAATTCATAACTTGTATTTTTATGTCCTTTATTCTTGGTATTATGTCTTCAATTTCTTCGAAGGCTTTTTCTATTATTGTTTTTGATACTGAGTTTTGCACTAACAGTATTGGATATACATTAGGATATTTTATAACTTGATAAATTAATCCTAACAATTTTTTTAGTACACTGTAAACATAGAGCTTATCTTCATCATCTAGTTTTCTAAAGTCTGGACTAAATTCTAAGAAAGCTACAATGAAATCGTTAATGTGTTTTTCTAATTTCTTCTTGTTCATCAAACTTCCCCTCAGATAATCTCCCAGTGTCTTTGTCATAATGTAAGTAGGTACAAATACCTGTTTCTCCTGTGTATCTATTTTTTAAACATCTAACTGTCATAATATCTTTTTGTTCATCTGATTGCTGGTTACGTTCACATCCTAAAACTATATCTGACAGTTGAGCTATAGCGTGACTACCTCTTAAATGACTAAGAGAAGTAACTGCACCTTCTTCATGACCTCTATTTTCAGCAGGCCTTTTTAAATGTGAAACTAAAATTAAACCAAAGTTTAACTCTTCTACTAATGACCTTAAATTAGTCATTGTCTGGTCAATAACTCTACGTTCATCTCCTTCTAAACCAGAGATAACAATAGATAAATGGTCAAGCACTATGTACTTACAATCACATCCTCTAACTAAGTATCTAATTTTATTTAAAAGATTATTACTTTCAGTAGACCCAAAGTGGTCTAAGAAATAACATCTACTTTTTATTTTATCAAATTCGTCTTTTAAATTTTTTTCTGAAATCTTTTTACGTTCTTCTGGTAAGTGTAGTAGAGTGTTCAAGGGAATAGAGAGTAAACCTCTAGCACTTCTACCTACACTTTCTTCCAAAGCTACATATCCGACAGTGTTACCTTGTCGTATTAAATC